GTGTTTTTATTGCACGTGCAAAACTGAAACGAAATAAGGTTGCGTGAAATGCCAGGCGGACGAAAGAAAATACCGGACCATCTGAAAGTTCTTTCTGGCACTGCACAGCCTTGCCGCATGAACCCTAATGCGCCGTCTGCAAACCTTGGCGTTGCCGGGTGCCCGGATTGGCTTTCTGAGCGGGCGTCTGAATTGTTCGCGCAGGTCTCGGCCACTCTTTTGGGCATGGGGATTGCATCGCCTGATGATCAAGTTGCGCTTGCGATATTGGCCAGCCGGTTGGAAGAGGTTGAACTGATGACCGCCGCTATCGAAGACGGCGGGCGGGTTTACACTCAGGACAGCGGGATGCGCCGCGCGGCTCCAGAGGTTGCTATGCGAAATGAGGCAATGCGCCACGCGCAATCTTTGCTGTCTGAGTTTGGATTGACCCCGGCGGCACGGTCTAAGGTATCGGCGGGCAAGCCTGCTGATGTTAATCCGTTCAAGGCGCTGGGGTGATTTCATTCTCAGCCGTTGCCGCGAAATATGCGCGCGACGTTATCAGCGGAAAGATCGACGCGGGCCGGTATATCGTCATGGCTTGCCAGCGGCATCTTGATGATTTGGATTGGCAGAAAGACGCGTCGTTTGCCTATCGGTACGACAAGAATGCAGCGGACAAGGCGGCGAAATTTATTGAGTTGATGCCTCACACCAAGGGCAAGTGGGCGGCGAAAAAAGAGACTATCAAGCTGGAGCCGTGGCAGGTCTTCATGGTCTGCAATGTTTTCGGATGGATGCGGCGCAAGGATAACCTGAGACGATACCGGCGCACTCTGCTTTTGGTTCCACGCAAAAATGGCAAGTCGGCGCTGGCTGCGGCTATCGGGCTTTACATGCTGGTGGCGGACGGCGAACACGGCGCGGAGATTTACAGCGGCGCGACCACGGAAAAGCAGGCTTGGGAAGTTTTCAGGCCAGCGCGATTGATGGCACTAAAGCGGCCTGACATGTGCGCGCACTATGGGCTGGGGGTTAACGCTTCCAATCTTCACGTCCTTAGCAATGAAAGCCGGTTCGAGCCGCTGATCGGAAACCCTGGCGATGGGGCAAGCCCGACGTTGGCAATCGTGGACGAGTACCACGAGCATGAAACCGATCGAATGTTTAACACGATGGAGACCGGCATGGGTGCGCGTGAGCAACCTATGATGCTAGTTATCACCACGGCAGGCGATAACATTGCTGGGCCTTGCTACGCGATGCAGGACGAGGCGCAGAAAATGCTGGAAGGCACGCGCCAGGATGAACAGACGTTTGCACTGGTGTATGGGATTGACGAGGGGGATGACTGGACGGACCCGGCAATTCTACGCAAGGCAAATCCCAATTTCGGCGTTTCGGTGGGTGAGGATTTTCTTTTAACGCGGCAACGGGACGCGCTGACAAGCCCTCGCAAGGCTGGGGTCTTTAAAACCAAGCACCTGAATGTTTGGGTGCAGGCACGCGATGCCTATTTCAACGTGCAACGGTACATGGAAGCATCAGACGAGAAACTAAAGATTGAGTACTTTCTGGGCAAGGAATGCATAATTGGCGTTGATCTTGCGGAAAAGCGAGACCTTACGGCGATTGAAATCATGTTTAAGGATGGCGATGCGTTCGCTTGCTTTAGCCGGTTCTATGCACCGGAGGAAACGATTGAACAGCCTGAGAATGAGCATCTTCGAGAGTGGCGTGACACCGGGCTTTTGATCCAGACGGATGGTGCTGTGACCGATCAACGGGAAATCCAAGCCGGTATCATGGAAGACATGGGTAGGTTCCAGGTGCGCGAAGTGACGTTTGATCCGTGGCACTCTAGGCAAATCGCGGTAGAATTGATGGAACAGGGCGTGAAATGTGTGGAATTTCGCAACAGCCCTTCGAATATGAATGAACCGATGCGCGGCATGGACGCGGCAATCGCTGCAAAGCAAATGCGCCACGACGGAAACAAGGCTTTTAGTTGGATGCTTTCGAATGTGGTCAACGCATCGCGCACAAGCGACCTGCACCGACCGGGCAAAGACAGGGCGCAAAATAAAATTGATGGACCCGTTGCTAGAATGATGGCGCTGGGCCGATGGATGCTAGACGATGCCGCGCCGGTTTCCCCGTGGGATGACGAGGCATTCGTTTTGGAGGTTGGTTAATGCTTGACGCAGACGGACGCATGGAGCCGCAATTCGAACGGCGTGAAATTAGTGTGGTTCAATCCGCGCCTAATTTCCTTGAGATTTTCGGGGTCGGCGGTTCGGCTTCCGTTTCTATGGAAGAGGCTCTAGGCGTTCCAGCGGTTTGGGCTGCGGTAAACTTCATCTCTGGTACAATCGCGGGGTTGCCGCTGCACGTCTATGACAAGACGGCGACCGGCAAAAAGCGGGTGAAGGCTGGAAAACTTGCGCCAATTGTTTCGGTGCTGCACGACGCCATCAATGACGAAACCACGTCGTTCCAGTGGCTTATGAACATGTTCAACGCCGTGCTGACCGAAGGGCGATTTGTCACTTACATCGAACGCGACAACGCAGGCCGTCCGATTAATCTATTTCCCCTGCCTGGGGCTATCGTCAAACGGATGGACGGTGGGCGCAAACAATACAAAGAGCCGGGCGTTGGCGGTAAGGTATATGACGCGGCGAACGTCCTCGATCTAACTTTCATGCTCAAATCCGATCTGTTGATGCACCGCTCGCCACTGCGTCAATGTGCCGTTGCAATCGGCAAGGCGGTCAACGCAAATGCGTACGGGTCTAAGCTGTTCAAGAATGGCGGGTTGCCCGCCTTCTCCTTGCAAGGGCCGTTTGGTTCTGAGCAATCGGCGGTGCGCGGTGCTGACAATATCGCGGAGGCGACGAAAGAAGCGGCGCGCAAGGGCGGAAACGTCTTGGCAATCCCTCTAGGTCACAAGCTAGAGCCGCTCGGGACTGACCCTCAGAAAATGCAGCTTGTGGAAACGCAGCGGTTTGCAGTTGAGGAAATCGCGCGGATTTATAGCCTGCCCGTGATATTCCTGCAAAGCCTGGTTGGCGCGACATATAGCAATTCAGAGCAACAGGATTTGCATCTGGTCAAGCACACGATCAAACGGTGGCTGGAACAACTCGAAGCCGAACTGAACCTTAAACTATTCGGTCGCGGATCAAACCGCATTGCCGAATTCAACCTAGATGGCTTGCTGCGCGGCGATTATAAAACCCGGATGGAAGGAAATTCCACAGCTATACAAACTGGCCAGTTGACGCCAAACGAGGCGCGCAAGCTGGACAACCGCGAACCGCTACCGGGCGGCGATGCGTTGTATATTCAAGGCGCAACCGTGCCGCTAGACGGCCACACCGGGGCGCAAGATGCCCCAGCCCCACAGGCCCCGCCCGTGGCTAAAGAGGACACCCCAGATGATTTATGAAAAGCGCGGCGGCATTCCGGCGGAAATCCGAGAGGACGCGGAAGGCCTGAAAGTTGAAGGCTATGCAGCTGTGTTTGATCAAGAGGCTGACATTGGCGGCATGTTCCGCGAAGTTATTGCGCCGGGCGCGTTCAAAGACGCAATCGGGCGTGATGATGTGGTGTTCCTGATCAATCACGAGGGACTGCCGTTGGCGCGCACTCGGTCGGGCACGCTCACGCTTTCCGAAGACAAGCACGGCTTGAAAATGTCCACCACGCTGGATCCTGATGACCCTGACGTAAAGTCCATCGCGGGCAAAATGAAGCGCGGCGACTTGGACAAAATGTCATTTGCGTTTTTCCCTGAAATTCAGGAGTGGGATGAAAGCGAAGACGTACCATTGCGGACAATCACCAAGGCTTCACTGCATGACGTTTCAATCGTCACCAGCCCCGCCTATGAGGGAACAGACATCGGCTTGCGTAGCCTTGATGCATTCCGTACCGAACAGAAACAAAGGAATTTCAGCGCCGCGCGTTCGCGTTTGCGCATGAAACGAGACCTCGCACAGCGAGAGAACGGCTAAGGCTCCGCGCCAAAGCCCATCCTGGCCCACCGTGACGGTGACGCCTTTTCCCTTAGAAGGAGCCTTTCAAATGGCCACTATCAAAGAACTCCGCGAGGAGCAGGCGCGGATCGCTACGAACGCCCGTGCCAAATTCGACGAAATCAAAGACGACACGAAAGAGGTTCGTGCCAAAGAAATTGAGGCCGAGCACGACGTGATGATGGCCGATTTCGACAAGATCGGCGACAAGATCAACCGTCAAGGCAAGATGGAAAAAGTCGAGCGCGATGTGCTTGAAGCTGCTGAACGCGAAGATCAGGAAAAGCGCGAAGGCAAACGCCCGAACGTGCCAGCCGGACAAGCTGCCCCCGGTGAAGCGATGGACTATCGCACGGCATTCCACAGCTATATCCGTGCGCAAGGCCAGCTTGGCGATATGGAACCAGAAGCCCGCGCTGTTCTCCGCGCTGGGGAACAAAAGGTTGAGCATCGCGTTCAGAGCACCACGACCACAGCCGGTGGGTTTACCATCCCGACTGAACTTGCCACATTCATGACGCAATCAATGCTGGCTTGGGGGCCGATGTATGACCCCGGCATTACCTCTGAACTCGTGACTTCTGGCGGTGGCGTTATCACAATGCCGACCGTGGATGATACCACAACTGCTATTGGGAAACATGTTGAGGGCACCACGCTGACTGATGACGGCGGGTCGGATGTGACGTTCGGTTCCAAGACGCTGAACGCCTATCCGTTCAACACCGAATGGCTGCGCGTGTCGAAAGAACTGGTCGATGATTCGGCATTCGCAATGGAAGCCTTGCTCGGCAACCTGCTTGGCGAACGTCTTGGGCGTCGTGCAAACCTCGAACTGACAATCGGCGATGGCACGGGCGATCCGAATGGCATTGTTGTCGCGTCTGGGTTGGGCGTAACTGCGGCAGCCACGGCAGCTATCACGTTTGATGAGCTTATGGACCTGGAGCATTCGGTTGATCCGGCTTACCGGATGGGTCCGAAGGTTCGCTACATGATGAATGACGCAACTCTGAAAGCTGTTCGCAAGTTGAAAAACGGCGACGGTGACTATATCTGGCAGCGCGGCGGCGGCGGCATTCCTGATCAGTTGAACGGGCACTCTTATTCCATCAATCAGGCTATGCCCGCAATGACTTCGGGTCTCAAAGCGATGGTGTTTGGGGACTTCTCCAAATACTACGTTCGGAAGGTCGGCGCGCCTTTGATCGGGGCAATCCAGGACAAGGATTTCTGGCCCGGCTTCGGCATCGCTGGCTATATCCGCTTTGACGGCGAACTGTCCGACACCGCTGCGGTGAGGCACCTTATCCTAGCGTAAAACAACGGGCGCGGGCTGATAATGGTCCGCGCCTATTCGTGGCTCGAATGCCTAGACGGCTTGCCGTTGCAACCAACGAAATGAGAATGAAATGACATACCAACCCAAAACATACCGCGCGGTAGGCGGCGATCAATTCGTTGTTGCCGAAGGCGGCACAATGACAATCCAAGCAGGCGGGTCGATGACCGTCTCAGCCAAGGAACTAACCGCAACCGCTGCGATTTCTGCGGGCGTGCCGACTGTTGAGTTGAGCCATGCTTCGGTGATTATTGCTGCAACCATTGCGGATGCTGCCAATCATGCCGGTATTTTCGCAGTCAAAAACACCAGCGCAAGCGGCACGGCCGCGCACAAAATAACGCTCGCAAGCGGAACATGGGACGGGACCAACACTATCGTAACCATGAACGCGCCGGGCGAGGGCCTGATTGTCCACTTCGACAGCGCGGGCGATGGCGTTATTATCCTGAATTCAGGATCGGCGGCGTTGTCTTGATCCGCGTTCGTTTGCTGGTGGGCCGGGCTTCATTGTCCGGTCCAGAACACATCGGCCATTGTCTTAGCGTTTCGCCAGACGAGGCCAAGCGGATGGTTGACGCGGGACACGCGGAGTTGGTGCGCGATGGTATCAAGCCGGAATTTGCCATGAAAGCGGCAAACCCTGAAAAAGCCGCAAAGCGCAGAGGCAAATAAATGTCCTTCACTGCCCTTGCAAGGTCCGCTGCGCCCGCAGTCACGCCGGTTAGCGTTACCGAGGTAAAAACCCACCTTCGGATTACCGGAAGCGACGATGACACATATCTAACGGCATTGATCGGCGCGGCGGTGGCCTATGTTGACGCGACAGGCGTTTTGGGCCGGGCAATGATAACGCAAAGCTGGGTGCAGTGGGTTCCGCAATCGCCGGGCTATGTGCGCTTGGCTATTGGGCCGTTTCAATCGCTCACATCGGTTGAATATTACGATGCGGACGGCGCGCTGCAAACTGATACGTTGTCAAATTATGAAACCCGGCTTGATCGGGACCATGTTTTGTGCAAGCCGAAGGAAGGGTTTTCGTGGCCTTCGGCACAGTCTCGTGGCGATGCAATCAAAATCACGTATGCTGCCGGGTTCGGCGATGCTGGCACAGACGTTCCGGCGGGCGTGCGCCATGCGCTTTTGATGTTGGTTGGCCACTGGTACGAAACCCGCGAAACGGTCGGCGAGGCTAATACTTACGACGCTCCAAAAGCATTCGACGCGCTAATCAGTAATGAGCGGGTCGGCTGGTATGGGTAACGGCGCGCGCGACCGGCTAATCACATTCACCGAAAACCTTGGCGCGACCGATGCTTTCGGCGGGCAGGCGGAAGGATGGACGGACATTTCTCAAAAGGAGTGGGCCGAAAAATCCGACGTTTCAGACGGCGAACGCTGGAAGGCTGGCGAAATCGCGGCGCAGGTCACGACACGGTTCAAAGTCCTGAGCAACGCGAACACGCGGGCTATCACGCCAGCCAATCGGATTACGCTGGACGGCGTAACGTATGATATTTTTGGGATCAAGGAAATCGGGCGCAAGCTGGGCTTGGAAATCACGGCGGGGGCGGTTCAATGACAGATTTCAGCGCGAGTGGTTCAAGGCTGTTGTTCGCGAGCCAATTATTAACCTGTTCTATTACTCTTGCCCCGCAGTTTGGGATTCTCAATAATTCGGCGCAGGACAGCGCGCCCGTTCTTTCAAGCGCGTCTAGTTCGTAGATATCAATGGAAATCTTTCTCAAAGTGTTTACCGCCCTGGCACCTAAAAAGGCCCCCGCATGATGTTTGGCCGATTCCATAGCCAGATTAGCTTTGGTCACGCGCACTATAAGAAAGTAAACATTCGCTCTGGTCATGTTAAGGGTTCGCGCTACTTCCTTAAATGTCGCTCCACTGTCTATCAAGGTTTTCGCGGCGGTTCCAAGTTCGGAAGGTATTCCAATCGGGCGCATTTGTGGTTTTCCTTTTTGCGGTATGTAAAAAGGTTTATACAGGGGCGGCGCGGGTTTCGCAACGGAAAACAGTTTTTAACGTCGGGGGCAGTTCAATAGTGGCAACCGCCGGTGTAAACATCAAAATTAATTCCCAAGGGTTCCAATCGGTTTGGGTAAAACTTGAGCGGATGCCTGATAATGTCCGGGGGAAGTTCCTGGATGAGTGGTACGTTTTAGAGAGCCACGGTGCGCAAATGGTGGATGCAGGTTTTTCGTATGGCGTTATTTGGGCCTATATATCCAATGATTTCAAGAAACACGCTGCAAAATTCGGGGTGACGCTATGACGGTTGTTTCTGTGACGGGCCTTCGCCAGATTGAAGCCGCTATGGATGATCTAACCTTGGCCAGCGGGCGCGGTGTTCTGCGGCGGGCCGGGTTGAACGCCTTGAAGCCGGTGGCCGAAGCCGCGCGGGCGATGGCCCCAAATAATTCCGCAACAGGCGCACCCGATTTGCAATCAGGCATAGGCGTCGGGACGCAGCTTTCCAAACGTCAAAAGGGTATCAATCGGCGACTTGTTAAAAACGGCAAGGCATCAGCCGAAGTCTACGCAGGCGCGGGGCCTGACCCGGCGGCGCACAACCAGGAATTCGGAAACGTAAACCACGGACCACAACCATTCATGCGCCCGGCTTGGGACGGTGGAAAAAGGCAAGTCTTGGAAGATATCAAAAAAGAACTTTGGGCCGAAATCTCAAAGGCTGCAAAGCGCGCGGCGCGCAAACGGGCAAGGGGCTGATTGATGAAAGAATCTTTGCGCGCATTAATGCTGGCGGACGCTGGCATTTCGGCAAAGGTCGGGACGCGGATTACTTGGGGTGAACGCCTGCAAGGGTCTGCGGTTCCAGCAATCAATATGGCGGTCGCAAGCAAAGTGACAATTTATCACATGTCCGGCGCGTCATCATATAACCAATACAGGGTGCAAGTGAATATTTACGGCGTTACCTACGGAGCGGCGGAATTAACGGCGCGCGCCGTATTCTTGTTTTTAAGCGCCCACAAAAGTGGGACGTTCCAAGGCGTTTTCCTCGAAAACGAAGACAACTTACGATCCGTCGGATCAAACGACGCCGACAAGCTGTTTGGCATCAGGCAGGATTACCAAATCCACCACTCATAGCGGGGAAACCCGTTTGCCTCATCCGGCTCTTAGGCAAGGCCGTCAGAACGCAGTGACTGCGTACTAATCCCTCAGAAGGAGCCTTTAATATGGCTATATCAACCGCCGCAATCGGCTTCGGAGCCACTTTCGCAGTCGGCGACGGGGCTTCCCCGGAAGTCTTTACCGCACTCGCCGAGGTCATGGACCTTTCGCCACCAAGCGATCAAGTTGACATCATCGAAGTTACCCACATGTTGTCGCCGAACCGCACAAAGGAATTCATCGCGGGTCTTACCGATCCGGGCGAGTGTTCCTTTGATATCCATTTCCTGCCCGGCGCTGGCGACGACACGATATTGCAAGCAAAGCGGCAAACCGCAACGCTAACCAATTATCAGATTACCTTCCCTGGTGACACGACTTGGACCTTTGCGGGCATCTTGACCGGGTATGAGGCAACTGTTCCGGTCAATGACCGAATGACTGCAACGGTTACGTTCAAGCTGACCTCCAGCTATACGGCCGCATAATATGGCAAACAAAGAACGCGGCGGAATTCGGCTTGATGCGGGCGCAGAGGTTTACACTCTGCGCTTCACAACCAACGCAATGTGCGAACTTGAGGATCTGTTTGCACAGCCCTTTTCGAAGATTGTGGACCTGCTTGCGACACCGGAAAGCATCAGCTTTTCGGATCTTCGCAAAATGCTATGGGGCGCGCTTTGTGAGGCACGGCCTGAATGGTCCGAGCCTAACCGGGAAACGTTGCGGGCCATTGGCGATATCGCCGACGATGCCGGTCTTTTGGTTGCAATCGACAAGCTGGCCAAGGCTGTTGAGGCGACGTTCCCGGATGCCGATGCGGAAAAGGCGACGGCCAGCAGGAAAGCCGCATAGCGTGGCCAGACCTGTTGGCCGACTATGTTTCCGCAGGGTTTGATCCAGAACAATTCTGGCGAATAACCTTGCGTGAATACATCGCGCACATGACGGGCGCGGGCAAGCGTCTGGAGCGTGAGCAATCAAACCGGGCATGGTCTGCGCACACAACCGCAATGCTTGGCCGGGTTGATGGCAAGAAGTTTCCCAAGCTGGAAGACATGCTAAACCCCAAACCCAAAACGAAAAAGACGCCGATGCAAATGCAGCAAATCGCGGCGTGCTGGGATGCGGCAATAAACGGGATGCAACACTAAATGGCCAATGCAGTAATCGGCGCACTCCGGGTTAATTTAGGACTTGACAGTGCCAAGTTTCATAGCGGATTGCGTCGTGGCCAAAGCGGCATGTCGGCCTTTGCTGCCAAGGCTAAGGTTGCCTTTGCGGCGGCGGCGGCGGCGTTTGGCGTGGCTGTTGTGGCGATGGCAAAGAATGGCCTTTCTTTCATTGATAGTCAGGCGAAGATTGCCAGGTCAATCGACGGCTCTATTGATGCTCTCAGGGCTTTGCAGATTGCGGCGGGCGATGCCGGGGTTGACGCGTCGGCGCTTAATAAATCTATGCAGATGTTGGGGCGCGGCTTGTCCGATGCGGAGCGCAAGGGCGGCGCTGCGGCGGACGCTCTGGAAACAATCGGGCTAAAGGCCAGCGACCTTACTAAACTGGACGCCGACGAACGGGTTGCGGTAATTGCGGACCGGATCAAGGAATTGGGCCTTTCGGCGCAACAGACGACAAGCCTTCTGGCTGATCTAGGCATTCGCAATAAAGAAATGGCGCTGCTGTTAATCCAAGGCGGCGATGCTATCCGGGCGGCGCGAACGGAAGTCGATAAGCTTGGGCTTTCAATTTCGGCTGTAGACGCTGCTAAGGTCGAAGAGGCAAACGACGCCTTTTCGCGGATATCATTCGCTACTGAGGCGCTATCTAACCGGCTGGCTGTGGCGCTTGCCCCGGCTTTGAAGGCTGTTGCGGATGCCTTTGTTGCGGGTATGCGCGAGGGCGGCGCGCTGCGCGTTATCGTTGAAACGCTAGGCGAAAACATAGGCCGGATGGCTGCTATTGCTGCGGCGTTTGCTAGCCTTATGGCGGGGCGTTTTGCGCTGGCGATTGGCGTTGCTGCTGTAGGCGCGGTTACTAAACTTTCCCTTTCTCTGGCGGGTCTGCGTGCCGCGATTGCAAGAACGGGCTTCGGGCTTCTGGTAATCGGGGCCGCTGAATTGATCCTGGCAATCGGGCGACTTATTTCCAGGGTTGGTGGGTTTGGTGAGGCGTTTGGTCTAGTTAAAGATGTGTCGATTGAGGTTTGGGAACGGGTAAGGCAAGGCGCGTTCCTTCTTGCGGAAGGCATTGCAGGTTCTGCTCAAGCCATACAGGCTGCGTTCACTTCTGCGTTTGCCGGAATTGTTCGCTCTTTCGCAGATATGACCGCGAAGATGGCCGATACTTGGAACGGGTTTATGAAATCCGTTGGGGTCGAAAGCAATGCGGTCGGTTTTGGCGCGGGGTTTGCCGAATCAATGGATGCTCGCGCCGCCCATCTTAAATCTTCCGCGTCTGCATTCAATGCCAGCCTCCGCCGGTCTGTGGCTGACCTAAACGCCCCGCTGGATAGCCTCGCGCGGCTTCGCGAGAGTGGGGCTGAAACAGAAGTTTCCATTGACGGAGTAACGGAATCGGTCGCCGAGTTGGGCGAGGAACTGGAAAGCACCGGGGGCAGCACCGGGAAAGGTTCAAAGGCGCTTGATGAACTTTCGGAAAAAACCAAGACGCTTAAAGAGCGAATGTCCGAAACCAAAGAAATCATGCGCGGCGCGTTCGTGGGCTTGATTACGGGGGCCAAGTCGCTTGGCGAAACGCTCAAGGGACTTCTCGCGAGCTTTGCGGAAATGCTGGCGAACCGGGCTTTCGAAAGGCTTTGGAGCGGCGGTCTTTCGGGCGGCAATAGCGGCGGCGGATTTCTAAAGAACCTTTTTGGCGGCGGCGGATTTCTCAAGGGGTTGCTTGGTTTTGCAAACGGTACGCCTAGCGCGCCCGGCGGGCTGGCGCGGATCAATGAACGTGGCGGTGAAATAATCAACTTGCCGCGCGGGTCGCAAGTCATTCCCCATGAAATGTCAAAGCGCATGATGGGAGAGGGAGGTGGCGGTCCTGTTGAAATTATCCTCCGCAGTGACCCTAGTGTCCTTGTTGAAATCGCGCAAAACGAATCCCGCGCGGTTGTCAGGCAGGCCGCGCCCGGCCTGACCGCTCAAGCCGTTTCGCAATCCCAGGCATCGTTTAGAAACAGCAAAGCGGGGTGGTCGCCATGACCGTGAATGTGATCAAATGGCCCCCCTTCCAGCTTACCGGATGGGAACTTGCTGACGTTTTCCCGCAGTCAAGATCGGTCGGGCTAATCGAAGGGCGCGCTCGCACATCATCGGCACAGCGGGCGCGGCGCGTAGCAACGGCCAACGTGTCTGGCATCGGGACGGACCTAGACGGCGCGGGCTATGTGCGGATGTTGAACAAGCAATGGGCAGGCGCTCCAAACCTTACGCGTGTGGTTTGCCTTTCGTCGCTCTGGTATTTGTCCCGGATAGGTCAGGACCTGAGAAATACAATCTTGACTTGGACCGACAGCGGGACCGAATTAGTATGGACCGAAGGCGGAACGGATATAAGTTGGGGCGACGGCGACTATGCTTTGTCAGGCGCACCCGTAACTGACAGCGGCTATTATGGGCTTACGGTTTCCGGCCTGCCACCGTCACAGGTCATTGCGCGACCATCGGAACTAATTAGCGTGACGGATGGCACCACGACAGAAACCGCCTATGTTTTGAAAACCGCAACATCTAACGGGTCTGGCGTGGCGACAATCCGCACAGACAAAGCGGCGGCGTTTACCTTGACGGGTTTGGTTAGCATCGGTCACGGCGAGGAAATTGTCTTTGAAGCGGCTGACGTGCCCCGATCTGTGCAAACCGTATCGGGCACATTTGGGTTCACTTGGGATTTTCGCGAGGTGTTCTCAGACGAATACGCAGGCGGATTTGTGGAGGTTGACCCTTGGCTTTAACGCGCGGCGCAACGGCTGGCCTTATCACGGACCTTGGCGGGCATTTTTATCCAGTTTTGTTGACGTATGCCGATTGGCCGGGTGAGACAGTCCGCATACATTCGGGCGTTGGCGATCTATCTTGGGACAGTCAAACATGGTCCGGCGCGGGCAAGCTGGTGCAGTTCCAAGCACCGGCGGAAGCGGGCGGGCTGGCAACCTCTGGGGCAACCGTGCGCGTTGCAGCAACCGTGGCTGATATGCTTGGCGAGCGCGGCAAGGTCATTCGCGGGCGCACGCTTACGGTTTGGTTTGCGACCACGACGACGGCAGGCGGCAACACGCTGAGCGAAGACCCGGTTGAGTTGTTCACGGGCTATTTTGACAGCCGGTCGGGCACGCTATCACGCGCAGAGGGTGGCCTTGCGCATGACATGGTTCTAGGCGTGGGCGTCGGCCCATCAGCCCGCGCATCAGCTTCGATCACTCACGGATATGAGGACCAGCTATCAGATTTCGCAGGCGACACCGCAGGGCGACACGTCCAAAACGCGAACCGCAATAAGTTCAATCCAAAATCATGGCCGGAGTGACCCCCTTGGTGGCTTTCAACGCAGCATGGGACCACTTACGCGCCCCGTTTGTGTGGGGCCTACGCAGCGACTGCACGGCGGCTTGTGCGGCGTTTGAAATGCTGCATGGCGTGGACCCGCTTGAAGGCTGTGCGGCGCGCTACAGGACGGCACTAGGCGCGGCGCGGATACTCAAGCGGGCGGGCGGATATCTTGGATGGTGCCGGGCCACGTTTGACTTGATCGAAACCGACACGCCCCAAGCGGGCGACATGGCCCTAATCGCAAGCGCGGATATATTTGGCGCGGCCTTGGCGGTATGCATCAACCACGGCGAATTCGCCAGTAAATCGGAGGCCGGAATGACTGTAAACCGCGCTGATATTTTGGGGGCGTGGGCATGCCGAATTTGATTGCACAAGGGATTGCGCTTCTTGTTTCCTCCGCTGGCGCAATTGGCATCAGTGCTTCAACCGCTTTAGCGGTTATAAATGCAGGGTTGAATATAGCGTTTACCGCGCTGGTTAATACCGCAATTTCCGCTATATTTGGGCAGTCACAGCCAACGGCTCAAGATGTGTCGGCCAAGTTGTCACTGCCAAGCACAGAACCGGCGTATCGGTTTGTCTATGGCGACACGCGCGCAACCGGAACGCCATGTGGCACGCCGACAAAGGGCGTCCATATCTGGGGCGCATGGCTTTTGAATTCGCGGCCATCTGATCTGTCCAGCTTTACGCTTTACCTTGACAAGCGCGAGGTGACCTTGACCGGCAATGCGTTTGATTTGAGCGGATCGGGGGCAACGGCAACGGCTGACCCGTTTCTAAATCACGTCACGGTTTGGATTAGCCGGGGCGACCACACAGCACCGCCAACGGCTTTTACAACCGGCGCGGCGTATGTTGGCGGTTCGCGGGAAGACTTGTGGCAGGCGTCTGACGCGTGGAAGGGCCGCACTATGATCTGGCTAAAGTTGGACGCTGGCGCGTCGGGCGAACGCGCAGAACGCTGGCCGTCTAGCCCGCCACTGGTCGAGGTTGAGGGCCAGTGGTCGCTAATCTATGACCCGCGCGAGGGCGCGCATGATCCAGATGATCCATCCACTTGGGAATGGTCCGAAAACCACGCGCTTTGCGTGCGCGATGCTCTAGCACAAAACCCGATCCGATCCTATCTTGAGGGGCAAATCCACGCATCGTTTAACGCAGATGGCCCGAACGATTGCGACGTTTCAATCGCCCTAAACTCAGGCGGAAGCGAGGCACGATATACTTGCGCTGGAACCGTTGTTTGGACAGACGGCGAAATTGAGGACCAGCTAAACCCGATGATGATAAGCGGCGCGGCTGACTTTGTGCGCGTTGGCGGAAAGCTGGGATATGCGGGCGGCGTTTATCGCGCACCGACCGAAACGCTGACCTACCTTCTCGGCGATGGCTTTGAATTCCCCGACATGGTGCCGGGCGTCAATCTGGTCAACGAGTTGCGGGTGACGTATCTTTCGAGCGCCCGCGATTATGAAACCGCCGAATTGCTGCCTTGGTCAATCCCAGATGCCCTAACGGCAGACGGTGGCATTCCTTCGGTTAAAACGCTGGCGTTGCCGTTTTGTGGAAGCCCAACTCAGGCAATGCGGGTTCGCAAGATTACAGGCTTACGCCTTCGCAGGCAGGAGCGCATTGCTGGCGGCACGCTGCCCCCAGAGGCGTTTGACTTGGTAGGCGGCGCAACCGCTACCATTGCCCTGCCGTCGCCATATGACGCGCTGGATGGTATTTATGAGATTGAGAACATCCACCCAGGCTTGGACCCAATCGGCGAAAGTGGCGAAGTGGCGATGCGCCTGCCTGCGTCTCTCGTAAAGCACGCGGAATCAATCTATGCGTGGACGCCCGCGACGGACGAAGAAACGGTCTACAACGAGACGTATGTGAGCGCGCGCAACGGAACGGCAGACCCTGGCGCGATTTCTGTCACAACCGGCGATGCGGTCAATCTTGGGTCAGGCGGCAGCACCATCCCGCGCATTCGGTTTGCGTTTGATCCGTCAACATCCAGCGTTATTTCCTACGAATGGCAGATTCGCGAAACGGGCGGCGATTATGAAAGCGGCGGGCTTATAGGCGAGGCTGTCCGCGATGGCTCAAGCAAGGTTTTCGGGTTTATGACGGGCACGGCTGGCCAGACTTACGAAATCCGCGTGCGCGCAATCGGGACAAACGGCAATTCAGGTTTTGTGGAAATCACGGGCGTCACGCCTGTTGTTAGCATCACTATCGACATTCCAACAAACGGATCGGCAACCGGCGGCGCGGATGAAATTGTCGTCGAATTCAAAACGCCGAACGACGGTGATTTCAGATCAATTGAAATCCACGGCAGCGACACGGACAGCAGTGGCGCATCTAGCTTGATTGGGTCCGCCACATTTGCCGCACAGAATACCACAGTGACCATTACCGAAACGGGCTTAGGCACATCTAAAACCCGTTACTATTTCGCCCGGTCGCGGGGGGACTACGCAAGCGCATCGGTATTCACAGCCAGTGTAACAGCCACCACAGACGCATAAGGACATCACCATGACAGCCCCAGTCTTCGCACTGCCGACTACCGGCACAGACCCAAAAATCAGCACAAAAGGAGTTCTTGACGACGAGGTTAATCGGATCATCACCGCGATCTATGCAGACTTGGGGGCGATAATTGAGGGAGTGACGTTCCGGGGGGATTGGGACGCGTCTTCTGGTTCGTTTCCGGGCGGCGGGTCCGCGCAGCGGGGTTGGGCCTACTATGTCCAGACGGGCGGCACTGTTGACGGTGTAACTTTTATTGCTGAGCAGGAAATTATTGCGATAGCTGACGACGCTTCCACATCGGTATTCGCAGGAAGCTGGTTTCAAAACCCGGTTGCCGCAGTAACCACGGCGGCGGTTCGTTCTGCGGGCGGGTTGATGGATGACGAGGCGACCGATCTAGACGCCCTGAAAGACCTTGATCAAGGCGTTGCCACGACTGACAGTGTTGTCCACGCCAATTTGATTGTGAACGCTTCATCCGGCGCGGCAGGAATAGCCCTTATTGACAGCAGTCTTACAGCTCCATCCCCTCACTTCCTGTCTCTCGGGAAACGCACCGGGTCCAACGTGAACTTCGAAGGTAAGTATGCAGCGGCGCACTTACAGACGGACAGCATTCCCACTGGGTCCGGCTGGAAACTCGGTCAGTACACGTTTGGCGGAAATAGCGAGGGACTTACCGAGGCTGATATCCGATACTCTGCGTCGATCATAGCCGAGTCATCCGCCGCGTGGGTAGACGAAGACGATCAAAAGACCGATCTTGTGTTTCGGACGGGTCAGGCTGGGGTGCTTGTATCTGGCCTAACAACACCCGGCACTGAGACCCTGCGACTATTGCACGACCAAACTACCACGTTTGCAGGCACAGTAAACGGGCGCGACATTGCTACGGACGGCACAAAGCTGGACGCTGGGGGATTGTACCCGGAGGAATACTCGGCGAACGGCGCTGGCGGCGGGAATGACACCACGCCAATAAACAACTGGATGGCTGCGGTTGTTGCAGGTAGCACCATTGGACTCGCGTATGGTGCCTATCGTCTGGACAGCCTAGCAACCATCGAATTGGACGACCTGAACCCCGGCGCTGACCACATATCGTTGCGCGGCGCGGGCATGAACCAGAGCACATTCTTGGTGAATAATTCCACCGGGGGCATATTATTCGAGGGTACTGGCGTGCTGGCTGGACAGCGGCAACACACGGTTCAACTCGCGGATATGCAATTTGAGCCTGCGCTGGCTTCCAGCGGATACCCGTTCAAAGTCATCGGCGACGGTGAGGGTCTTAGCATCAACCGTGGAGGGATATTTAACAATATCACTTGCGGGGCAATAGACGAGAGTACCGAAGAGGTTAATTTCACAGACGGTCCGACTATCAGCGGTCTTTATCATTTCAGTATAGACAATCTGCGGATTTACCAAAGAACAAGCACTGCCGACGACGTGCCGAAGTTTAATCACGGCCTCGATATTTCTGAAAGCTACTATCCAATTCTAACTAACCTTTGGATCAATGTTGCCACCAACCTAACGGTTTCTACAAACACAGCCACCACAGACGGCGGTGCGACAATAGGAGTTAAAGCGCACGGTGGCGTTCAAGAGGCGATTGCCTTTCACCAGTGCGTCATAAACGGGGCAGATGAAGGGCTTTCGTTCGAGCGTACCGGGCGGGAGCCTTTCTTTCAGTGGTTCGGAGGCCATATTAATGCACGCAGCGTCGGGATGCGTCTGAACGGGGTCAAGTTCGGGGCGGTCACCGGCGCTCTGATGTATAATCAGTTCCCGCTAACGGGTGTTGATCCGATTGACTTCTTGATTGAAGACGCTGACGGAATGACATTCAAAAACAATATATTCCGTTACGATGACAATAACGCAGCGCGCAGGCACTACTGGCTAGAGCCAAAGGTGGGCAAAGCGGGAGCGGTTGTTAGGCGGATAACCATTGAACTGACAGCAGCGGACTTAATGGCGACGATTACTGTCGCGCCGATCTACCTCAACGGGGCCACTGAGGTTACAATCATAATCCCCGATGCCACCACTACCGGCGACTCCGTTAGCTACCCTCAGAACCTTATCGAAATGGGAGCCAGTCAAGACCCAAGGGAAGTGCAAATACGCACAACCTCTGGCGGCTTGGTGAGTATGGCAGTTGATGCATTGGCTGGACCTACCCTGCTTCTCGACAGGCTTTCAGCCAGCCCCGCTGATGGGGATAGGTTAGGCGGTATACGGTTCCGGGGGCGTAACAGCGCGGGGGAGCGCGTCGACTACGCCACCTTAAATTCGGGTGCCACGGATGTGACCGATGGAACCGAAGACGGGCAGTTAGAGGTATTTATAAAAATAGCTGGGACTGACGTGTCTGTGTCCAGGTGGCTCCC